ATTTTCTTTACACCCGCGCTAAAAAAACAAAGGGGGGGTATAATTTAAAAAATTTACATAGATTTGTATAAACAGCACCAAATGATTCAAAAAATAAAAATATCAGAGGTTAAGGCAAACCCTAGCAACCCACGCACAATTAAGGACGACAAATTTAATAAGCTCGTTCAATCAATTAAAGACTTTCCGCAAATGTTAGAACTGCGGCCCATCGTTGTTAATGACGATATGATTGTGCTTGGTGGTAATATGAGATTGAAGGCTTGCAAAGAAGCAGGATTAAAAGAGGTTTCAATAATTAAAGCATCCGAATTAACACCAGAGCAACAAGCGGAGTTTATAGTAAAAGATAATATTGGATTTGGCGAATGGGATTATGAATTACTATTAAACGCTTACGATTCTTCAGAGTTGGAAGCGTGGGGCTTGGACCTGCCGGATTTGCCAGAAAAAGAATTGGAAGCTGAAGAGGATGACTTTGCGATTCCAGAAGGTGGAATTGAAACCGATATTGTGTTGGGTGATTTGTTTGAGATAGGTGAACACCGTTTGTTGTGTGGTGATTCCACGGATAGCGATGCGGTTGCAAGGTTGATGGATGGCAAAAAAGCGGATATGGTATTTACATCACCACCATATAACGCAAATACAAAAGCAGGGCAAGGAGATATATTTAATAAAAAGAAAAGCGTCAAATTGTATTCCGATGGATATTCTGACAATTTAGAAAGTTCAGATTACGTTAATTTTGCATCATCAGTTTTGAATAATTGTTTTTTATTTACTGATGGTCATATATTTTGGAATGTAAGTTATAACGCCAATAGTAGATTTGAATATATTCAGCAAATACAAAATCATTTAGAATTTTTAATTGAGCAAATTTGTTGGAAAAAATCCTCCACTATCCCATTTAAGGGTTCATTAATGCGAGATTGGGAACCTATATACGTGTTTTCAACAAATGGGAATATGCTGGGGTTAGATTCGGTTAATAGTAATCACTGGGAAGTAAATAACACAAATTCGCAACAAGACAATCATAAGGCGTGTTTCCCTATTGAATTACCAAGTAAAGCAATAAAATTAAATGATTGGTATAAATTAATTTTTGAACCATTTACGGGAAGTGGAACAACAATGGTTGCATCGCATCAACTTAAACGAAAATGCTACGGGATGGAACTTGACCCAAAATATTGCCAAGTGATTGTGGACCGAATGAAAAAATTAGATACCCAATTAATTGTTAAAAAGAACGGAGTGGAAATATGAGAGGCGTAAAACCACTACCAACGGCAATTAAAGAACTGCGCGGAACTATTGAAAAATCCCGAGTGCTTCCAAACGAAATGACGGTTACAATAAATAAGGAAATACCAGAGGCTCCAGAAGATTTAAACGCCGAGGGCAAAAAGTTATGGAATGAGGTTTGCCATGAATTAAAAAACAATAACCTGCTGGCAAATGTAGACTTGGGATTAGTAGAGGCCTATTGTGCAGAACTGGCCCAATACAAAGAAGCCGTAAGGCAAATTAAAAAAACAAGCCCGTTAATCAAAAGTCCGTCGGGTTATGCAATGGTAAGCCCATGGCAAACAATTCGCAGGCAGTCTTTAAAAGCGGCGATGGATTTAGGTCAGCTCTTCGGAGTGACGCCAAGCGCTCGAACCAGAATAGGAACCAATGGGCCAAAAGCCACCAGTAAACTAGAACTTTTACAAAAATCTAAAATAGCATGAAAAAGAAAATTGAAACAACCGAGCCAGTCGAAGTAACGGCAGGCGTAAGCTTTAGAGTTGAGCCAAGCGGTTTGCATTTTATCGTTAGCCGTAACCAAGGCAGCGGATTTAAGCCTTGCGGAAAGGACGGGCTTTGGAGTTCAACGCCTCACCTTTACAGAAACCAATACCTAGCACAGTTAGCTTTAGATTTTTTCTTTGCGAATAGCTGAGCAATATATTGAGGGCGTAGTGAGTGGGCGCGTAGTTGTGTGCGAACATGTGCGCAACGCTGTGAATAGGTATTTAACGGACCGCGCAAGCGGTTGGGGTTTCTCTGAAAACTACGCGCAGCACGCTATCGACTTTATAGAACAACTCGAGCACAGCACGGGCGACTATGCGGGCAAGCCCTTTAAGTTGGAAGGGTGGCAGGCGTTTATAATTTGGAATCTGTTTGGCTTCTTAAATCCAGACGGCTCGCGAAGATTTACGCGGGCTTATGTAGAAGTACCCCGAAAAAATGGTAAATCTACTTTCTCGAGTGCGGTCATGCTTTACGGCTTAATGGCCGACGGCGAAAGCGCAGCGCAGGTTTATTCGGCGGCGACTAAACTTGACCAAGCAATGATGGTATTTGCGGAAAGCGTAAGAGTTTGCCAAAATGTAGACTGGCTCGCCGAGGCGTTGACTGTTAACAACTCTGTAAACAATAGGCGGATATTGTACGGCCAAAGTATTTACAAGCCCCTAGAGTGGAACCCTAGCAAACAGGACGGGCTAAATACTCACTTCGCAGTTATTGACGAATACCACGCGCACCCTAACGATGAGCTTTATAACGTATTGCGCAACTCGATGGGGGCTAGACGGCAACCGTTGTTATTTACAATTACAACCGCGGGCTTTAATCGTGAGTCACCTTGCTATAAACATCGGAATTACTGCGCCTCGGTTTTATCTGGGGCTATTGTAGACGATGCTTTGTTTTCTGTAATCTATACGCTAGACGAAGGCGACGACTGGACAGACTCGGCGAACTGGGCCAAGGCTAACCCTAATTGGGGGGTTTCGGTTTATCCGCGTCAGTTAGAGCAGGCGCTAACCGAGGCTAAGGAATTTGTACACAAAGAAGTTGAATTTAAAACTAAGTTGTTAAATGTGTGGACCGACACGGCGCTAACTTGGATAAATGACTCTACTTGGATGGAGTGCGCCGAGCGTGGAGAATTGGACGGGATTTGTTACGGCGGATTGGATTTGGCGAGCACAGGAGACTTTTGCGCGTTTACTTTATACTGGCCCGAGGCCTCGGCTATTCGCACATGGTATTTTTTGCCAAGCGAGGCAGCCTATAGGCGAAAGGATGCAGCAGGCGCTTCGATAAGGCAATGGATTGCAGACGGCCAGATAATTGCAACCGAGGGGAACGTAACGGATTATAATTTTATTAAGGCCCAGATATTAGATTTGGCATTGGAGTTTGAAATTAAAGATATTGCTTACGATCGTTTTAACGCTTCGCAGCTTGTAATTGATTTACAAAATGAGGGATTGCAAATGTATCCCTTTGGGCAGGGCTTTATTTCAATGAGCAGCCCAACCAAGGAACTGGAGCGGCTAGTAAAGGACGGCAGACTTAAACACGATGGCAACCCAGTTACGCGTTGGATGATGGGGAATGTATTGCTGGCAAGCGACCCAGCGGGCAATATTAAAATTAACAAAGCCAAGAGCGGCGATAAGGTCGACGGTCCTGTAAGTATTGTTATGGCATTGGGCACGGCTATGCAAGACGCTGCCAAAGAAAAAAATTCAGACTTTTGGTTTATAAGCTTATGAGATTTGTTGACGACTTTATGAATAAGTATTATTTTAACCTCCCTAAGTTTCGCACTTACGAGGACGCCTATAACGCAACCGAGGCCGAGTATCTGGAAAGGTACGGAGTAACTCGTTATAAAAACTACGACGTATTTCGCTCTGCCCTCAGCAGGTGGCTAGCGCAGGGGCGTAATAAATAAGATTTGTTAACACGGCAAAATTTAAGGAGTTGTAATTTGCACCGATGAATTTAAGATTCTGGGAAAGGAAAACAGAAAAAAGGTCGATGTTATCGCAACCTGCGGACTGGTTTGTTAATACCTTAAACAATGTATTTGGCTACCAAACTAAAAGCGGGCAAGCTGTAAATAATACAACGGCTTTGTCTATTGCGTCGGTGCACGCTTGCGTTAGAGTTATTGCGGACGGGATAGCAGGGCTAGGCTTAAAGTTGTATAAAGACGATGGGCAGAACAGAGACCAAATTATAATCCACTACGCCACAGCTTTAACTAACGAGCCCAACGCTTACCAAACTAAATACGATTTTACTAAGTACATGACTAGCCACTTAGCTTTAACTGGCAACGCATACGCTTTTATTAATCGCGATGTTCGGAATATCGGCATAGAGTTGCATCCAATCGCGCCGCAGTACGTTACCCCTGTTATGCAGGATGGCCTTTTATTCTACAAGGTTACACTTGCAGGATACCCTAACATGATACCCGCAACGGAAATGCTACACTTTAAAGGAATGTGTGGGGATAATCCGCTAGTAGGTTTAAGCCCAGTAGTATTGCACGCTGAAACTTTAGGCATAGACTTGGCAGCAATAAGCCAGAGCGCGGGTGTTTATAAAAATGGAGTATTGAAATTTTTGTTAACGTCAGACGCGCAGATAAAAATAGACCAAGCAGGGCCTTTGAAAAAATCCCTCGACGATGTTATAGACGGGGCAAGCCGTAGCGCTGTTATGCCCAATGGCATTAAGATGGAAAAATTAAGCCTTAGCCCTGAAGAGGCGCAGTATTTGGAAACCCGTAAATTTAGCAGCGAGGAAATTGCACGAATCTTTGGAGTGCCTGCTTCTATGATAGGCGCAACGGCAGGCATTAAGTCAAGCGTTGAACAGGAATATCAAGATTTTTACGCCCGCACTTTAATGAGCTACGCAATTAACATCGAGCAGGAATTAGCCCGCAAGCTGTTAACAGAAAACGACAAGCTAACTTATTACTTTAAATTTAATTTTAACTCACTATTGAGAGCCTCCGCTAACGAGCGAGCAGACTATTATAACAAAGGCATCCGCGGCGGCTGGCTTTCTAGAAATGAGGCAAGGCTTTACGAGGACGTTAACGGTTTTAGCGGCGGCGACGAATATTTAATCGAAGCCAACTTAATGCCTAGCAGTCAGATTAACGAGTATATGGACGCGAAGATTGCAAACCTTATGGCTACGGCAGACAAAAACAATAACCCCGAGGGCGTAAATAATTTAGAAAACAATTAAAATGAAACAAGAGAGGCGCACAATTACGGGCAGCGTTCACACCAGAGCAGACGGCGAAGGCATGCCTAAAGAAGTCGGCGGTATTGCTGCCGTTGTCAATTCAGTTACTGACCTTGGATATTTCGAGGAGGTTATAATGACTGGAGCGTTTGACAACGCTTTAAGTAAAGATTACGATATTCGTTGTTTGTTTAATCACGAAGCCGATTTAATTTTAGGCCGCACAAAGGCAGACACTTGCAGAGTGTTTGTAAATGGCGACGGTAATTTAGAATATACTTGGATACCAGATTACGAGAACCCTACGCACATGTCAGTAGTTCGCAGCATTATGCGCGGAGACATTACGCAAAGCTCATTTGCTTTTACAATTAAAGAACAGAACTGGAGCGAAAGCGAAAAATACGGCAGCATGGGCAAGCGTTCAATTACAATGATTGAAAGCCTTTACGATGTTAGCCCAGTTACTTATCCTGCTTATGAAGATACAGAGGCAGACGCTCGCAGTATTGCAGCAATAAGAGACCAAGAGCTAGAGATTGAAGCGGCAAAACAAAGCCAAGTCAGCGCGGATATTTTAAAACTTGCTTTAGCCAGATACACAAACTATTAAAAAAACAAAAATCATGAATAAAATTAAAGCCCTAAAAGAAGAGCGTGGACGTTTGCTAGGCGAATTGTCTACCCTACAATCTACCATCGAGCGTGAAGCACGTTCTATGGCTGACACTGAAACTAACCGCTTAAGCGAAATCGAAGCCCGTTTGGGTGCGATTAAAGCAGAGGTTGAAACCCTAGAGAAATTGCAAAACCTTGCAGCTCAGGCAGCAGGCCACAGCGCAAGCCGTAGCGAGGAAAAAGAAAAGTCAAACATGGCTAAAGATTACAGCTTTAAGCGCGCGATGGAAATGGCTATTACTGGCCGTCGTGAAGGCGTTGAGGGTGAATTTTCTGCAATGGGTGGCGAAGAGTTCCAGCGTTCAGGCGTTAGCGTTTCTGCTCACTCTATCAAAATCCCATCTGAAGTATTTAAGCGCGATATGACTGCCACAGGCGGAAGCTCAGGCTCTGAAGGTGGCGTAAATATCCAAACTTCAGTAGGTTCTATTATCGACATTTTGCTACCAAAAACTGTTTTAGCAGGCTTGGGCGTTCAGCGTTTGAGCGGGTTGGTTGGAAACTTGGATTTACCAACTGCTAGCACTTTGCCTTCAGCAGGTTGGAATACTGAAAATGGTTCTGCTACTGAGAAGAGCCCAGCGTTCAGCAAAATCACTTTGAGCCCTAAGCGTTTGGCTGCCTATATTCAGGTATCTAACCAGCTTATGCTTCAATCTAGCAACTCGATTGACGGGTACGTTCGCAACTGGCTATTAAACGCTATGGCCCAATCTTTGGAAACTGCTGCTATTAAAGGCGGTGGTTCTAACGAGCCTACTGGTATTATCGCTAACGCTAACGTAAACGTAACTTTCGCAGGTGGCGCAACTTCTAACAGCACAAACGCTAACGGAGCCGCTCCAGTTTGGGCCGACGTAGTTAACTTGATGAAAGCAGTTGAAAACGCTAACGGTAACGGAGTTGCTTACTTGACTAACCCAACCGTAAAAGCTAAATTGCAAACCACTAGCCGCCAAGCTTCAGGCGTTGAAGGTAACTTTATTTGGCCTGCAGGTGGTACAGACTTGAACGGTTACAATGTTCAAACTACTACCTTGGTTCCTAGCAATTTGTCTAAAGGTAACGCTACTACTTTGTCAGCTTTGATTTTTGGAGACTTCTCTAAAATGGCTGTGGCAAACTGGGGCGGAATGGAGTTAACAGTTGACCCTTATTCTGGTGCTACTGCTGGCTTGACTAACGTAGTTCTTAACGCTTATTTGGATACTGCCCTATTGCAGCCTGCGGCCTTCGCAGTTTGTAAGGACATCGTAGCCTAATAACTTGCCCGCTCGGGGGCTTTAAAGTCCGAGTGCTGTGGGGAGTATTGAGTTGCTCCCCTCGGGCCAAATGTTAGTAAAATTTTTGATTAATCCAACAGGGCACTTTAACCTTAGTTATAACTTGGGCGAAGTGGTAGACATTGAAACAAAACAAGCCGAGTTACTACTTGAGGCTGGAGCTGTTGAAATTGTAGCTACACCTAAGCCGAGTAAAAAGAAACCGACTAACCCAGAGACCGAACTAGACGCCGAATAATGTTTAAAAGTAGAAGATACACAGCCTTTGCAAATGTAGCAACCGACTATTTAAGTTTGGCCGACGCTAAACAGCATTTGCGCGTTACTGCCTCAGACGATGACAGTTATATTGGTGGGCTTATTTCTATGGCCGTAGATACTTGCAGTAACTACTTGGGCTACTCGATTAAGAAGGGTACGGCAAAATACGGCTTTGATAGCTTTACGGGCTCGCCTGCGCTTATCAATCCCGTAAACGGTCTAAATATACCTAGCGGCAATTATCTGCGCGTAAATAGCCGCGTATTGGCTGTAAACTCTGTAAGCTACGTTAATGACAGCCAAGCGGTAACGGCATTTTCTGGGAGCGATTGGATAGTAGCACCTGACCCAATGGGCAACTATACGCGAAATATCTTTATTAATACTGCGCCCGACTCAATTACCGACGATACAATTAAATACATTATTGAAGTATCTGAGGGATTTAATCCAGTTGGAACTAGCGCAGTAGACCCAGATACTATTTTTCCAATGGCAATTAAACACGCCGCTTTGTTATTAGTGGGCCAGTATTACGATAACAGAAATGCGATAGTAGTAGGAACCATACAAGCCAAAATATCTTTAGGCTTTGAGTACTTACTAGACCCTTACAAAATACAAATTATACTATAATGCAAGCGGGCGCAATGGATGTACTAGTTAGTTTGCAGAGTTATGCGGAAACTATTGACACCAATACAGGCGAAAAATTGCAGACGTGGACTCAATACGCAACGGCTTGGGCTCAGCGCGTAGAACAGGAAAACGGAACCGAGCAAGTAAATGCGGACCGCCGCGAGCATAAGCAAATAGTTTATTATACCGTGCGCTATAACTCAGCAATCGGAGTTAAGGACAGAGTAGTTGACGCGGGGCTTAACCATAATATTGTTAACATTGCAAACATAGCGCGCAATTTATATTTGAAGTTGGAAACGGAACTAACAGAGTGAGCAACAAAGTAGAAAATATCGCCGAGGTTATTAACTCATTAAAAGCGATGGGCGTCGAAATAGATAGCCCAGATTTACAGCGTATGCTCAAAGCTCAGGCGTTACCAATAATAAATAGTGCAAAAAACTTAGCGCCTAAAGATAGCGGCGACCTTGCAAAGTCGATAGGATTTATTACTGGCAAGGATAAGGACAACAAGACCAAAGTATTGATAGGATTGCGCAAGGAGTACTATAATAACTATCTAGGCGTAATGTTTGAATATGGCACAGTTGCAAGGATTCAGCAAGATACAGGCCGCTATACTGGCATTATCGAAGCGCGCCCTTTTATGCGCCCTGCATTGGACCAAAACGCGGGCAAGGTAACGGACGGAATTATTAACGGAGTAGATAAAATACTCGCTAAACTAGCAAAAAAAAATAACTTAATATACAAATAAAATGGCAACTACTGGACCAGTAAACGGCACGCTTATAAGCATCTATAAAGATGTGAGCGGCACACTTAAAAAAATCGCTAACGCGACTTCTAACTCCCTCGACATTTCAAAGGACATGATTGATGTAACTTCAAAAGACAGCGCAGGCGCAAAGGAATTTATTGCGGGCGAGTATGGCTACACGCTAAATGTGGAGGCAATCTTTGAAGATGATTCAAGCGTTGGAGCTGGGCAAATTTCGTACAAGGATTTGGTAACAGATTTGTTGGCGGGTACTTTAGTTACTATTGTAATGACCTCAAACGTAACAGGTGACGAAAAATATACTGGCTCTGCTTTCTTTAGCAGCTTAAGCCTTAGCGCACCAAACAACGACAAAGCAACTTGGACTGGAACCTTGCAAGGCTCTGGAGCTTTGACTTTGGGAACTGTTGCGTAATAGTATTATATTTGTGCGATGAGCACTACAATAAAAATCGGGGGTGCTGAGCATCCCCTTTTATTTAACATGAATAGCCTTCGTAATATTATGGAGGTTGCAGGCATGGAAACCTTTGCGGATTTAAACCTGCAAAAGGACTTGGCCAAGTCTATGGATTTTGCGCTAAGCTGCGCGTTTTATGGAATTTTAGAAGGCTACGAGGCGCAAGATAAAAAGACGCCTTACCCGACAGTTCAAAAGTTAGGCGCGGCGATTAAAAAGTTTCAGGAAATCAGCCCAGCGTTGGAAGGTTTTACCGCTGCAATTACAGAATTTTTTGCACCTGCTGAAGAGTCAGCGGGGGAGTAAATGCCAAGGGCGACAGCGCCCCGCTAACTTGGCGCAAGATTGAGCGCATTGCTTACGGTGAAATGATGCTAAGCGAGCAGGCTTTTTTAAAGTCAACGCCTCGCTTTTGGCGTTTAAAATTGGAAGGGATGCGCGAAGCTCAGCAGCAGCAGTACAGAAACCACTGGGAAATAACCCGCTGGGCGGTTGCTACGGGTATGGCTCCACACTTAAAGAAACCTATTGAGCCCAAACGGCTGTTAACATTTCCTTGGGAGGAGTCCGATTACCTATCAATACACGACGCTTTAAAGTTATATTCGCATGTGTTTGACAAGTTAACCCCAGACGCCAAAGCATGAGCGCAAATAAAATAGTTTACAATATCCTAAGTAATAACGCGGCGCTTACTGCGCTAATATCTACGCGATTAAATCCCGTTAGAATACCACAGGAAAGCGCTTTCCCTGCTGTGAGTTACCAGTTAATTAGCGACATACCTAACCCTACAAAGTCAGGGCATAGCCGCACGGAGTTTGTAAGGGTGCAAGTAAATGCTTACGGGATTACTTTAGCAAGTGCCGAGTCGGTATCTTCAGCTATTAGGACTGCGTTTGAAGCGGTGACTTTGCCGAATACTTTTAACGGTATTAAATGCCAAACGATAGAGTTTGATAACGAAATACAAACCGCCGAAGATACGGCAGCCTTTGCGGGTTTATACCAAATTTCTCAGGACTATATAATTAACTTTACTAGGTAATGGCTAAAAGTTTAAATATTGTAATCGGTGCAGACATTGAGAAACTGCGCGAAGGTTTTAACAAGGCTATTCAAGTAGTTCAATCTTCAGGCAAACGAATGAGCGACGACGTGGCTAAGTCCGCTAAGTCGATGGAAGAGCGTTTGGCAGCGATTGCTACGCGTAACCCTACAATGGGAAGCGTAAGGCAGTTAACGCAATTAGCAATGGAAGCGCGGGCGTTAGGTCCAGAGTTTGCCCAAGTTGCTAACGAAATAATTAAACAGGCGGGCCGCATGAAGGACGCCATCGCTGACACGCGCGGGGAGGTTGGGTATTTTGCAAGTGATACGCGTAGACTGGATGCGGTTTTAGGTGGTATACAAGGAATGGCTGGAGCTTTCTCTGCGGTGCAGGGGGCTATGGCTTTGGCAGGAGTTGAAAATAAAGACTTGCAGGCCACTATGGTTAAGTTGCAGGGAGCTATGGCCTTAGTGAGTGGATTGCAAGCCGTACAAAATACCTTACAGCAAGAGAGCGCCGCGGTGCAGGGATTCCTTGCATTGCGCACTACTGTATTAACCGCCGCACAAACTGCTTACACTACGGCCTCAGCTGGAGCGATTGGAACGCAGAGGGCTTTAAATATAGCGATGGCTGCTGCGCCTTGGGCTTTGGCTATTGCTGCAATCAGTGCTATTGTAATTTCGATTGCTTCGTATGCCGATAAAATAAAGAAAGTTAGTGCAGAGCAAAAATTATTTAATGAAATAAATTCCGAAACTCAAAAGAATTTTGAAGAGGAAGTAAAAAGCGTTAGCGGTTTGTTGGCAGTAGTTAACAACCATAATGCTAGTATGAAGGAGCGCAGAAACGCCCTAGCAGAAATACAAAAAATTTATCCCGATTTCCTTGCAAATCAAAGTCTAGATAAGGTTAGCAGCGAGCAATTAAAAACTGCAACTTCTAATTTAACCGCTGAAATTTACAAACAGGCGAAAGCAAAAGCAGCATTTACAAAGTTGCAAGAGCTTAGCGCTAAAATGATTGATTACGAATTAGGGAAGCAGCAGGCTCAACTTTCAACGCAGGCGGAAATAAATAGATTATACGCAAGCGGTGCAACGGCCTCGCAGGTGCAGG